ATTGTTGTAGTTGACGAACTTTACGAAACCATTTAACACCATGAATACAGAACAATTAGAACACTTTGCCCACGGCCTGCCCGTCATGGAGCGGCTCGAAGAATTGGGCAACGCATGGCGCGAGGGAAGCATTGACGCGCTGGCGACCTACATCACCCTGAACCGCATTGCAAAAATGCTTGACAGCCTTAAAGACGAGATGAAGCCTTACGCAATTCAGCAGGCTGACCAATGGCACGAAAAAACATTCAGCTACTTTGGAGCAACAATCGAGAAGAAGTCAGGCGCGGGCCGTTGGGATTTCAAAGGGGTGCAGGCGTGGAACGAGGCGAAGGCAACCTTATCAGCCATTGAGGAACGGGCGAAGGCGGCAGCGCAGGCAGCGGCAAAGTTCGGCGCGGCAATGGTCAGCGAAGACGGGGAAATTCTGACGGGTGCGACATACACTCCAGGCTCTGATATAATTGCATTGAAAGGCTTATGAACGGCTGGTATTTATCCGAAAGCGACCAAATACAATACGCTGAGGGCGCAGGGTTTAAGTACATCGCTGCGAACCTTGAGCACCCTTTCAAGCGTGATTGCGCGGTTACATTTGAGATTCACCAAGGCAGGGCGGTAAACATCAGGAAGGTATGACACAGACAGCAGTTAAATTTTTGATTGATATGATTAGCTATACAAGTAGAGATACTTATTCAGCTATGGTTAATTCAGGGTTTTTAGAACAAGCTAAAGAAATGGAGAAAAAGCAGATAATTGCTGCCAGACAAGATGGGTACGATAGTACTACTATTGATTGCGACAGCGGGTGTAGTTCTTCATTTAGCTTAGATGGGACTAATGACCAATACTACGAACAAACCTACGGAGGTAAACCATGAGACAGACAGCGGTAGAATGGTTGATTCAAAAGCTAATTAATAGACAAAATGGTATTATTGACGAATTCCCAGTTTTGTCTTTAGATGAATTATTTGAACAAGCCAAACAAATGGAGAAAGAACAACACGAATACACAGCAATAAATATTGCTGAATTTGTGCTCGATAAAATTGACGGGGAAAGCAACCTATCAGCTAAGGAAGCATTTGAGCAATATTACAAAACATACGGAGGTAAACCATGAGAGCGGCAGAGGATTACCAACCGCGCGACCTTGTTCAAGACACCTTCGGGATGCGCGGCACGGTGGCGAAAATCAACGTCAAGCAGCAGTTGGTGTGGGTGCATCTTGGCAACGGCCAGATGGCCATGAGACCTGAAGAACTCACGCTGCTGGAGCGCGAAGGCGAAGCGGTGACGGATTTGGATTTGCACGAAGAAGATTGATTGGTTTGGTTTTTTCATAGATGGGGATAGGGGCGGCGAAAGCTGCCCTTTTCTTTTGCGACAAATTGCCGTTTCTCCCATTATAGGAAATGGCTTATTCAATTCAGCAGCAGCCGCAAGACTACTCACCAGCATTTAATCCGCTGACCTTTGTCGTTCGCGAAACGGACACGGCAATAACCGGAGCATCCAATTTCCGCTACCTGTGCGAGGTGGAGATTGACGGCACGATACAGGCGAAGCTAAAAGCACCCATCCGCTACGGCAGCAGCCAGAATGAGGCGGTGTTCGATATTACAGAAATCATCGCTTCCTACGTCGGCAACGATTTTGAACCACCTTCAGCGGCGGCGGTAGTCGGCCAGCCTCGCATCGTTACCTATCGCGCAAAGTTCGGTTACGAGTACGGCAGCGGGGTTGTTACTGAGGCAACCGGAGTAGTAAACACCAACAACAAGTTTTCATGGGATGCGTGCTTGCCCATTCAGGATTTTTTAAGCTATGCTCAAGCCGACTACCTGACCGCTTCAGGCGGAACAGCAGGTGCGCAGTTCCTCACCAACGTCCGCAACCGCAAGGTGCAGGCGGATGAGGCGCACACGGTCCATGCGCTGTTTGGGACCGATACGGCAAACAAGGTGTTTGAGTTTAAGAGTTACAACGCGGCGGGAACGCTGCTGCAAACGGTGCAAAAGACGTTTACCTACGTTGACTACAAGTCGCGGCTGCTTGCTGCTGATTGCACGTTCAACGGCATAGGGTTCACATCTGGAAACGAGGCATACTACACGGTGCAGGCGTATCCATCGGGGTACTCAGGCAAGGCATCGGAAACAATGCGCTTTGACCTGTGGTCTGAGTGCAGCAAATATGACCCTGTAACGCTTCACTTCCTCAACACCCTGGGCGGGTTCGATTCATACACCTTCAGGAAACGCACGGTGCGAAACTTGACCGGTGAGAAAAAGACATTTGAACAGGATTCTTTCCGCTACACAACGGGTGCTTACAACTATTCCAACGCACGCGGCGGTGTGACCAATTACAACACCACGCTAACCGAACAATGGACGCTGAATACGGACTTCCTGACGGACACGGAGGCGGAGTACATCGAACAACTATTGTTCAGCCCTGTCGTTTACATGGGCAGCTTCAGCGCATTGGAGAAAGTAACGGTAAACTCCACGGAGTTTGAGCGCAAGTATAACAGGGACGGGCTGGTGCAGTATTCTGTCACCATTCAACGCGCACTGACGAACAGGAGGCAACGCCTATGATGAGGCTTTTCATTGAAGGCAGGCAGGTTGATTTGTCGGAAAACGAGGTTCTGCAGGTTACCCGTGAGATTGCCGACATCCGCGAACCTTCGCAGCGTTCCTCCGATTGGTCGCGCACCTTTCGCATTCCTGGAACTTCGGCCAACAACAAGCTATTCGGGCACATCTTTGACGTAAACCAGGAACAGCTAAACAACGGAACGCAGTTCGCCCCAGACTTCAACCCAAACAAGAAAGCTGCTGCCCTGGTAACGGTTAATGAAGTGGAACAAATGCGCGGCTTTGTACGCTTACTAAATATCAGCGTGATTAGGAAAGGGCAAATCGAATACGAAGTGAGCGTGCATGGTGAGGTTGCAGACCTGTTCGCCAAAATCAGGAACAAGAAGTTATCTGAACTTGACTTGTCCTCCATGAATCACAACCTTTCAAAGACAGCTGTTAAAAACTCATGGGCCTACACGGCTGCAAGTGGGGGTTACGTTTACCCGATGATTGACCGTGGACGCGAAAATAAACCATACGATGTGTGGGGCTGTGAAGATTTCACACCTGCTGTGTTTGCAAAGGTAATCGTTGATAAGATATTTGCCAGCGCAGGATACAGCTACTCAGCAGATAGCTTCTTCAACACGGATGAGTTCAAATCACGGGTAATACCTTTCCCGAAACTCCCCCAACTTTCAGAGGCAATCATTGCGACCTTTGCCGCGAAGGCTCGGAGGAACGCAGACCAAAGCATAACCACAGGAAATACCACCATCGTTTTTAACGACGACAGCAGCAGTGGATATTATGACACGGGCGGCAACTTCAACACCGCTACGGGAATTTACACCGCACCGAACCAAGGGGTAATTTATGAGGTGAACACCTCACTTGACCTAAACTTGGCGGGCATCACTTCGCCTACGCAGGACAATGCACAAATCAACTTCATCTTGTTTGCGGGAAAGCGCATTGTCAATAAGTTCAGCGTCGGGCCGTTTAGCCTTGGGGCAACTTCTACCGATGTTGCACAGGATCTATCGATTGCCAGCCTCTTCACCTTTGCAGGGGATGAATTGAAGCTTGTGGTGGACAGCGTTACCGCGTTCGATTCAGGCGGTGCGCCAACGGTGTTTACCTCCGGTTTTACGCTGACCGTTAAAACCAACTCATTCCTTCAGGTCGATGCCCTGCAATCCTCTTACGGTGTAGGCTTGCTTGTGGACTTCAACTCGATGTTCACCTCCGGTGATTGGCAGCAGGACAAGTTCCTTTCCGACCTATTGGTGATGGACAATCTTTACTGCGAACCAACCACGCGCACCCGTGAACTATACATCGCCCCGCGTGACACGTTTTACCGTGATACGGTTATTCATGACTTGACCGCAAAAATCGACTATTCGCAGCCGTTGGAAATTGTGCCGATGGGAGAACTTGACGGTAACCCTTATGTGTTTTCAATGGCGGTGGGCAAAGACCTTGACAGTGAAGAATACAACAACGCCACTGGTAAGAGTTATGGGGAATCGCGAATCATCATCGACAATGACTTTATTAAGAATGAGCGCAAGATAGAAACAACCTTCGCAAGCACGCCATACAATCAGGCAGGGGGTAAGTTGGCCATTGCGTCAATGCCAAAGGACGGCAACGCAAACGGGGAACTTCGTATCCTGTATTGGAGCGGGAAAATCACGACGGCTACTTGGAAACTTGCAGACGCGGTGGCAACCGTTCCAACCGTTACCCCGATCAATCCGGAAATCATCACGGGCGGATATCCGCACGCGGGCCATCTGGACAACCCGTGGCAACCGACTAAAGACTTGAACTTTGGAATGCCGTACTACGTGAATCTTCCCAAGGGCATCGCTTACCCAAACAACAACCTATTCAACCGTGAGTGGCGCAAGTACCTGACGGAAATCACCGACAGGAATAGCAAGATAGTAAAAGCACGTGTTTACATCACTGCAGCTGATTGGCTAAAGTGGTCGTTCCGTGACCTGTTCTTCTTTGAAGGGCAATACTTCCGCTTGAACAAAATGCAGGATTACCAGGTGGGCAGCGCGGAGGTTACCGAATGCGAGTTCCTGAAGATTAAAACGGCTAACGTGTTCACCCCTCAGACGGGCAAAGCAGGGGGCGGCTATGATGCGCAGGACGATAATAACGACAGGTGGCCCGACTTGCGCGGGGGATTGGATGTGCCGCTGAGGCAGTTCGGATGGAACGGCGAAACCTCCAGCAATGGCGGATTGCGTCCAACCCTTACAGATTGGGTTTCGATGTTCACAGGCGTGACTACCAAGGACATCGGCACTCCGGCTGAAGGTAATCAGTTCCGCCCCGTCATCGAGTGGTCTGGGCAAGAATGGGTATTTAAAGCAATAGCAGAGTAATGGCAAAAAAGATAGTACAACCAGTTGAGGTTCAGGCCTCCGTAAGCGGCGACCAGTCGGTAAAGAGTTTTAAAGCGCAGATTCGCGAAGCGCAACAGGAGGCGTTAAGGCTGGCAGAGGCTTTCGGCGAAACCGATAAACGCACCATTGCAGCAGCGCAAAAAGTTGCGCACTTACGCGACCGCATGGAGGATGTAAACGCCACCATTAAAGGGCTTCATCCTGACAAGTTTCAAATGATAGCCAACATCACAGGAACGCTGGCCAACGGATTTGCAGCGGCCCAAGGTGCAGCGGCTTTGCTTGGCGGCGAAAGTGAGGATTTGCAAAAGGCAATGGTGCGCGTTCAGGGTGCGATGGCATTGGCGCAGGGTATTTCAGGGTTGAAGGATATGCAGTTCATGTTTGCCGGGCTGCAAACCACAATCATGACGCAGGTAATACCTGCTTTAGGAACTTTGCGCGGTGCGCTGATTGCCACCGGAGTAGGTGCAATAGTGGTGGCAGTTGGCATGCTTGCGGCAAACTGGGATAAAGTAACCAGCGCGTTTCGTAAATTCTTTGGCCTTACCGATTGGAAAACACTTGAAGAGATGAACAAAAAAGCCATTACAGGCTTGGAACGTGAGGTAGAATTATTAGAGGCAAAGGGTGCAACTGAAGAGGAGATATACAGGGCAAGGGTTAAGCGTCTGAAGGTAGAACTTGACCAAATTTATTTTGTCTGGAAACAGCGTGCGTTGACTGAAGAAGAAAACGCACGGCGTGAAGAATTAAACCACCTCATGACATTAGAGCGTGAACGTGAAAAGACACGCGTAAAGAAGAAGAATATAGAAGAACAGGAAGAGGCAGAGGATAAAGCTGAAGAGCGTAGGGAAAAGCGCGAAGAACTGGCACGCGAAGCGGAAGAAAAACGTATCGAGGCAGAACAGAACAGCATAGAACGCAATGTTTCAATGCTGAAACTTCATGAAGATACGCTCGATAACCGTTTGGCCATTACACAACTGAACTTTGAAAAGGAAATCCGCACCCTAAAAGAAAAAGGATATTCTGAAGTTCAAATTCAAATGCTTCTAAACGCTGAACTTAACAAGGTTCGTGCAACCTATTACAAGGAACAGGAAGACGCTCAGAAGAAACAGCAGGACACGCTGAAGGCACAACGCGAAAAAGCGGCTCAGGATGAACTTTCCTTCATCCAGTCTAAATACGATGAAGAAGAATTAGCGGCAATGAAGGCAGCTAAAACGCAGGAGGAGTTCGCAAAGGCGCAGCTTGAAATCCGGAAACGCGAACTGCAAAACGAAATCCAAGCTAAACGCGATGCGGGGCATGCTACTATCGAACAGGAAAAGGAACTTGAAGCAATGCGCCTTGCCAACCTGAAACAGGCAGCAGAGGAAGAAAAGGCAGTTGAAGAGGCAAAGAAAACCGTCAAAGAAAAAGTATATTCCGACCTCATGGCGGCAAGTACAGCAGCCATCGACATAATTGGGCAGGAAACAGCGGCAGGAAAAGCCCTTGCACTTGCTCAAATTGCAGCGGATACAGGTGTTGCCATTGCTAACGCTCTACGAACTTCCACAAGCGAAAAAGACCCGATGAACCAAGTTACAGGCGGTCTTGCTGGTCTTGCAAAATTCGCGGCAATATCAGCGGCTGTTCTGACTGGTTCTGCGCGTGCCATTAAGATTGTGAAGAGCGGGAATGTTCAGCAAGGTGGCGGCGGCGGAGGCATGAGCGCAAGCCGTGGCAACATCCCCATGCCTTCCATGAACAGCAGCAGCCTTGGCGGAGGAACGCAGCAGGCCGGGCAATGGAGCAATAAGGTATATGTAACTGAAGGCGACATCAGCGCAACACAGCGCAGGACTCGCAATCTTCGCAAAACCTCTGTATTATGAACGGCAAACTCACAGCACTTCAGCGGCAGTACCTTTCACGCCTCGGCAAAGCAGAGGTAGAACAGCCAACCCTTACAGGGGATTTGCTTTCTGACTTGGTGGATGGATGGGCAAGGTACACGACCAAACGCCTAAAGGATAGTTTGGCCAACTCAAAACTTCCCGGCAACCCAACTTCAGGAAGGGCAAGTTACAGCCTGTTTGAATCAATCGACACGGCAGGCAGCCAAAAGCGAGGGGATAAAGTGTTTGCCCAAATCAATGCTAACGACTATTACCTTCAGGTGGACCAAGGGCAAAAACCAGGGCAACCCGTTGGGCCTTTGTTCCGTGCATTGGGTGGCGACATGGGATGGGTACGACAAAAGGGAATCATCCTTGGCAATGAATGGGGCAAGACCGATGCACAGCGGCGAAACAATTTCGCCTACGCAGTCGCTCGGAAAATCAACAAGAAGGGGACGGTGGGTAATAAGTTCTTTTCAAAAATCATCAATGACGCCACCTTCGATGAGTTCGCGGAATACCTCGGGCGGGCGATGGGGCAAAAGATTGCCCTTTCAATATCCGTCATGGCAAAGCAAGACAAATGACCACTTTCACCATTATAGAAAATGAACGACCCGATTTACTATCTTGAAATTGAAGACGGCGATGGCCTGACACAGGTCAGCCTTGTGCAGTCCCCAGCCATTGAAGAGGATTTTCACTTCTTCAGCGCGGATAAATTCGTGACCCCCACCGCCAATGAAACCGAAGAAGACTTCATCGGGCGCTGCGTGCCTGTGCTTATCGGCGAAGGCAAAGACCAGGAACAGGCGGTTGCAATCTGCTATTCCTACTGGGAAGACCGAAACAAGGTGCAGCAATCATTTGCTATTCAGTCTGAAGAAAGGCGCATCATCACAGGGCCTGCCATGATAGCGGAAAAGCCCATCCTTCGCAGGGCGGAAGACGGCACAACCTACTATGTCAAGTTCAGCGCGGCAACCATTCAGAAAGCGGTGAAGCTGTGGGCATTGCAAAACAAATACAACGCGGTGAACGCAGAACACGCTAACCCCGTGGGCGGTATGCACCTACTGGAATCGTTCATCGTGGACAAAGAGCGCGGCATAAACCCTCCGCAGATGTGGGCAGATGCGCCAGAGGGCAGTTGGTTTCTTTCCTATTACGTGGAAGATGACTCGGTATGGCAGAACATCAAAGAGGGTAAGTTCAAAGGCTTTTCCATTGAGGGTTATTTCACGGACAAACCCGCAAGCAGCGAAGAACAGACAATGGCGGCTATTGAAGCAATCCTGACAAAGTACGACAATTCACAAATTAATCCATTAGATGAAATGAGCGCATTAAACAAAATTAACGAAATCAAGAAGCTGCTCGGCTTTTCGGTAGAAGAGGAAACTCCTGCCGTAAAGTTCGCTGAAAGCACTCTTGTAGATGGAACGGTTATCCGTTTCCCCGGCGACGAAATCGCCATGCTTGGCGTAGGTTCGGTTCTTGAAGTGCAGACACCAGACGGTGAGTTTGTACCCGCACCCGATGGCACACACGAAACCGCTGAAGGCTACCTCGTTACAACCGAAGGCGGTGTGGTTACGCAAATCGTGGAAAAGGCTGAAGTTGAGGAAGTGGTAGAAGTTGAAACCAGTACAGAAATGGCCAGCGTAAAGGCTGAATTTGAAGCGAAGTTCAACGAACAATCAGCACTTATCGCACGTCTGACCGGGCTGGTGGAAAACCTGACCAACGCCCAAGCTAAGACGCTGGAAGTAATCGAGCAATTCAGCGCAATTCCCGCTGCTGAACCTGTGAAGAAAGTAAACGCACTTAAGGGCGAAGCTGCACGACGCGATGAGCGTATCATGGCTTTCGCTGAATCAATCCGCAAAATTAAAACCCAAAAATAAACATGGCATTTGTTGTAACTGACCTCGACAATTACGGGAAAGAAGACCGCCTTCCTATCCTGTACAAAGCCCTCTTCGGAGGCAAAACAGCCGGTATGCTTCAGGCAGCCGGCCAGGTTATCCCCGGAATCAAAACTTCCGACAACCTCAACATCCTTGATTCCACCGTTTTCTTCCAGGCTAACGGTTGCGAACCAACCACAAGCGGAAGCACCACCTTCAGCAAGCGCACTCTGAGCGTAGGTGACATTCAGGTATATGAAACCTTGTGCCCTAAGACGCTGAAAACCAAGTGGATGCAGACCCAAATGGCTGCTGGTTCAGGTGGCGATAATGAACTTCCATTCGCTGACCAAATCGGAAACGAGAAAATCGGCAAAATTGCAGACGCTCTGGAAGAAGACATCTGGCAGGGTACTATCGCTGCAAACCAGTTCGATGGTTTCAACACCATCTTGACCGCTCTTGGATTCGGTGGCGCAGGCGACCCTATCGAAGGTAACCCCACCACCGGAGGCGGCTGGACTCAGCTGACATCTTTGACTGTTTCCAACATCGATGATGCCATCCTGAAGATGATTAATCAGGCGCAGGCAAGCACTGACGGCAAGGCGATTTTGGCCAAAGAAGACCGCTTCTTCGCAATGGGCGTTGATACCTTCCTTTTGTACAAGCAGCACCTCATCGCGGCTAACAACTATCACTACAATCCTGAAACAGGTGAGCAGTTCATGGTAATTGAACCTATCACAGGCACCAAGGTGTATGGTCTGCCCGGCTTGAATGGCTCGAACAAAATCCACTTCAGCTACTGGTCAAACTACTTCATCGGTACTGACCTTGTAGGCGAAGAGGAGAACTTTGAGTTCATCTCTGACCCTGTGAAGAAAAACGTAATCTTTAACGCTGAGTTCAAATACGGCGTTCAGGTTGCTTTCCCCACTCAAATCGTGTACTTCACCCTGTAATTAGACAGGATAATTTCAAACCGAAGGGGCGGGTAAAATTGCCCGCCCTTTCTTTTTAACCCCTACAAAAAAGATATGAGTTGCATTCTCACCACCGGATTTAGCCACGATTGCAAAGACAGCGTCGGCGGCGTTGATAAAATATGGCTTGTTGAATACGAAGCCGTATCCTCCTACACTTCAGCCAGCGGCGAAGTGTCCGCATTAACCCTGAACGGGGGTAAATCGTTCTTCAAGTACGAACTGCCCAAAGACACCGCAAGTTTTACCAACACCATTACACCCAGCGTGGAGAATGGAACGGTGTTCAATTCTGCTGAACTGAACATCAAGTTGCGCAAGCTGTCCACCGCTAAGCGTAATGAAGTGAAGTTGCTGAGCGTTGCCCGTTTGGTTGCCATCGTGAAAACAAATGCTGGCGATTACTGGGCAATGGGCCTTGCGCGTGGAATGGACATGACAGCAGGCAGCTTTATGACTGGTGTTGCACTTGGCGACATGACTGGTTATGACCTGACATTCACGCACGCTGAAAAAGAACCTCCACAAATTGTTCAATCAGGTGTTTTAACTTCGCTGAATATCAGCTAAATTTGTAACGTTTTGTGTTATGGTGTGGAAAGGCTGCCCTTAGGGGTGGCCTTTTTGCTTATTGGTATTCCTCGCGACACTTCGCCCTGAAGTCATTAATCACCCTTGAAACCTCGTTAAGCGCAATGCCAGTCAGGCGGTGGATTTTGCGCATGCTCATGCCAGACAGGTAAAGTTCCATCATCTTCGATTCGTACCACGGCTCGCGGCTTTGCACCGCTGCTATCGCGTCCAACTTTTCCTGAACATCAGCTTCTTTCCGTTCCCGCCATTCGTCTTCTTCCTCAGCAATATCCCAACCTTCAATACTATCCGTGCCGATGTTCAGGCTTCCTAACGTTCCGTTAGGCTTGCAAAGGTTCGCGGCGCATCTGATGTAGAAAAACTCGAAGTAGCCCGCTTCATGCGCCCGTGCTGCCTTTTCGCTCAACTCCGTGGCAATCAATAGGAACAACTCCTGCTGAAGGTCTTTCCAATGCGCGGGGCTGTACTTCTTGCAGACCATCGCGGGCCATGATTCGGAGGCGAGGATTTCGATTGGTGTCTTCATGTGAGTAGGAATAACCCTTTCTTATTTACGCGTGAGCAATGCAGGGCCAAAGCAAGCCCGTTTACGCAGTCATCATGCAGCCCTTCGGGCGCGTTGTAGCTTATGCCCGTCCTTGTGTGTGTCCATTCAAAGTTCATTAATTCATCAACTATCGGGCCGTCAGGGAAAATGATTTCCCGCCCGTGGATTGCGCCGGCTAAATCTTCCATGATTTGTTGCTTGCTGGTGGAGGTGTATTTGAAGCCCTGTATCCGTGGGCAGACCCGCTGCAAGTCTTCGACAATCGGATCACCAACACCCGTGCTATCAATCACCGCAGGCGTTCTGCCAACAATTCGCTGCACGGTGTCGCGTGTTGCCTTCCAGTCTAACCGGAAACGCTCAAAGAAGGCTACCTTTTTGGACTGATTTAGTCCAATAATGACCGTCCAATCCCTGCTTTTGGCAAGGTCAATGCCGTACCACTCAACAGGCCCCTGCGCCAGAGGTTCGATGCATGACCGTATGTGGTCCAGTCCGAAAGGGTTTGAATCATCATCGGCGGGTTCGGCAAGGTAAAGTTCTTTAAACACGTGCGCGGGAAGGTCGCGCTCTGCCTGTTCGACTTCCTCTTTCTCTAAAATTCCAGCGGCCACCTCGTCCCATGCCGTTATTTTGTGGAACTCATACCCATCCTCGCCCTGCCTTGCGCGTTCTGCCAAACGGTAGCCCCAATTCTTTTTCCCCTTCACGTTCCCAATCAGCTTGCATTGCCCGCGTGTTTTGGTCAGGGTAGAACGAAGGGCGAACCATGCTTCTTCGCGGGCGCGCGTGAACTCATCAAAAACGGCTGCGTAAACGTCATCGCCGTAAAGGTTGTCGGGCTTTTCGGCGGACTTAAATTCAATCATTGCCCCTGTGGGCAAGGTCAATCTTAATTTACTTTCATTCGCCTCGAACAACCGCTCAGAACATTGCTGCTTAAAACGCCTGAACGCGATTTCGGCCTGTCCATACACGGGCGCAACCCACCAGAATGACTGCCCTTTCTTGCCCTGCAACGCCTTTTCAAACAGCCATACAATATGCGATGCGGTCTTTCCTGCCTTGGTTGATGCAGCGGTGACGGTATAACGGGCCGTGCTGTCAAGTATGGCGATTTGGTAGGGTGCAA